TTGCTTCTTTATTTCAATGTCTGCCATAATGAATGCTTCCTCAGAAAGTTGCTTATAATAGCCAAGTTTCTTCTGTAGCTGTTCAAACGTTTCATCTGTTAATTGATTAGATAGGGTTTCAAATATCTTATACTTAATGAATGCTTCCACATACTCTCTGATACGATAATTATCAGGAATCATTTGATTACCAATACCATCATACTCTGTAACGTAGAATATTAAATGCACAATACCATTTCTGAAGTTAGTGACAAACTTGTTGTCTCTAATATCAAATGAATCATAACCTGCTGCTCCAGGAGTAAACTCGTGAATAGCAGGAATCTCAGGAGCAAAGTTCCATGCTTCTGTATATCCTACATCACAGTTACCCTTTGCAGAAAGATTACCTGGTTTAAGCAAGTATTCTTTCTTGTATGATCTAGTAGTTTGATGATTAGTCTTGTATACAGCTTGAATCAATTCAGGCATACAAGTAGGACATCCTGTTGTACAAGTAGGATTAGTACAAGGAACAGTACCACTAGTAATAGGAGCAACTTGGATAGTTGTAGAAGAAGCAGCTTGTGTATATAATGAGTTAGCTGTTTGATATGGTAATTGAGGAATCTCTGTAGCCATCCAAGCTTCTCTTACAGCAATAAAGTTATCTGGAAGTCTAGCTTGAAAGTCTTCAATATGAAGAATAGCTTCACGAATAACATAGGTAGCTCTACCTAACTTACGAAGACACTTATCTAAGTAAGTAGGAAACAATAAGTCATCTATAGCCCCTGTGTCAAAGTAGCTCTTTAATTCCTCTTTTACTGTAGAGTAAACAGGCTCAGGAGAGACAAAGTTGTATTTATAGTAGTACGACATAAGTTATTTTTTCCACTCACGATAGATATGTTGATATTTCTCGTCAGTCTTTATATAGTGAGATAATAGTCTTGATGTTGTTCTGGTAGGTTTAAAGTACCATAGGTTTGTATGCTTTAATCTAGCTGTCTCTCTAAACCACATCCATCCAAAAAAGTATCCCTCTGTGTGGTAATTGAAATTGTAGATTCTCTTTCCCTTCTCTTTACTCTTTTGCCAGTCAATGGGTAGGTTAATTACATCTACACCATCTACCTTCTTGAACTTCTTTCTCTTCTTCTTGTTAATAGAAAACTCACCAAAGCCAAGCGGTAGCTTAGCTTTCTCTCCAGTTTCAAGAATGTAGTTTTTGAATGCTTCGTTAAACGAATAGATGATGTTCCTCCACTCATCAAATGTGAGTTTTACTAGAGGATGCTTCTTACAGAAGCCTTTGTAGTTGTCTTTGCTGGATGATCTCCAGTCTATTTTAACTCTTGGCATTATTGCTTGCTTACTTGATCATCTTTATTGTCAGATGTTTTATCATCATTGATCTTAAAGTATGTCGAGATTAGTTTCTGTGAGGTTAATTCTAGCACTTGTTTCTCTAAGTATCCTGGACATCCATACTCTTTGTCCAAAGGATTCTTGCAATACTCAGCAAGATCTACACCGTTTGCACAACAGCACTCAGAGAACATAATTTCATTTGGCACATCTTCTTCAAAAAATGCAGCTATTCTAACAGCTTTTAGTAAAGGATTACTAACATATAGATAGCCATTAACAATCCAATAGTATGGTTGATTCTTGATTAAGGGAAGAGACAATAGATTTAAGTATCTATTGATTGTTACTTCCTTGAATCTAGTTCCTTGACCTCCCATAGCATTGATAGACCATACTCCCTGAATAAGATACTGATAGTTACCTTCTCCTATACGAGGAAGCTTGAACTTAGTTCTAGATACATTACATGGATCAACATAGTCACAACACTCAGAGATAGGAACTTGCACCATCTCTAAACAAGGGATAGTTGTAAAGATTGTATCTGTAGCCCAAAGTCTACGAAGATTAGTTTCACGTTTAAGTAATAACTGCGTGTTGTTTTTAATCTCAGCCGCAACAACCCTATCAGTGATAAGGTTGTCGGTTGATAGCAATTTGTGCATTGAACGCACATCTGAAACTAATTTTCTTAATGTTGCCATTGTTATATTCTTTCTTCAAATTCAGCAATCTTGCCAGTGTCCTTGTTATAGACTAGAGCAAGTGCTGCTCTAACACTATGAACATAGTTGTTATCAAGATGCCATCTATCTGTACCAGACAAGCTAGGCATCTGTTGTATTCTTACACCTTTGACTTCCTTAGCCATGTAGTGGTGTTTATCTCCTGTATGAACCTCTCTGTACTTAGCATACCCAAACATTTGACTATACTCAGGATGAGTTGCAAACAATAATGGAAGGTCTTCAATCTTACAGTTACCATGATGATAACCAATGAATGTCTCACCTACCATTACAGCTTTCACTGTACTGTGTTCTCTCAAGAAAGATACAGTTGGATCATTCTTGAAGTGTACGTCTAGTGCATGTGCTAGGTAATAAGACTTAGTTCTGTCATGATTACCTTGTACTAACACCACCTTTATGTTTTCACAAACTCTACTTAGCACTGTGATAGTATCTACAAGCAAATTGAAACCATACTCATATTCATCAGCATAGTCCATAATGGTGTCTTGTGGGGTACCATTTGTTGTTTGATGTTGATAGTTATCAGTGTGAAAGAAATCATTTGATATAGGGAACACAATCGTGTCAATATCATACAATGATGTTACATTACTAATAAGGGTTGTAGCAGTTGTATAATATCTTGCACATCTTTCCCATACTGAATTATCTCCATCAATATGTCTCTTAGCTAAGTGATAATCAGATAGTGATAGTTCAACATCAACCATCTTACTCTCGATGTGAGAAGATGTTTGTTTTGGTTCAGGAATGTAGTTAGGAGTGTAATTTTCTAGGAACTTTGCAAAGTCCTCAGGGGTGTAGTCTTTAGCTTCTTTTCTCTTTGAGAATACGGAAGAAGTAAATTTACCATTAGGTAATAACTTAGACCAGTAGTTTGTAATAACGTATTTATCGAGGTTAATCTTGTGTAGAGCAGCAAGCTCTATGTCATCCTTAGGTTCGAAATCAAGTATCAATGTACTCTCAATAGTTCCTTTTTCAAGGTTAACCTTTCTAACTGCCTCTGCAGCTGCTTTCAATGCATCGTTTGGTTCTTCTCCTCTTAGCTCTTTTAACAATTCATCTACTTCAATTTCAGTAATACCTAGCCTTGTAGCATAGTATGTTTTACTTTTCTTCTGCTTCAATAACGCTTGAAGCATTGAAAGTTGGTCCTGGTTTCCAGTCATCCTACTTGTAGTTTAGTTAAATTGTCCTAAATATAAAAATTAATTTCCGTATTTACCAAACTATTGTAACAGAATTAATTATATAGGTTAATCAAATTGGTTATAAAAAAGAAAACTCCCAGGGGTTTATTCCTGGGAGAAACCCTGTAAACCAACAAACAGGATTTTTTGTCTCTTATACTATCGTAACCTTTACAGTTTGATAGAATCCAGGACTAACACCTGCACTGCTCATAACCATTTGGAAGCTAGAGAATGTGAAGTTTGGAGTACCTGGAGTGATTGTTTGAAGAACTGTTACACCATCGTAATCAAGTCTTTCAATCTTTTGAATAGTTTTACCAGCACCAGATACAATAGAATTAGATCCTAAGTTATATGTTGTTGTATTAACAAGATCTAAATTGTATGATGTGCTGAAATTAGGAACACCAGGTCTATTGTTCAAGTACATTGTTGCATCACCACTAGGAGTTATTTCAAACGCATAGTTATAATGAATTGGTTCAGCAGTAGTTGTAGTTGTGGTAGTTGGTGCTTCAGTAGTTGTGGTAGTTGTGGTAGAACTACTTGTTGTAGTAGTTGTGGTACTAGAAGTAGATGTAGATGTTGTAGTTGTAGTAATAACATATAAATCTACATGTGTCTGACATGTACCACCAGAATACACACGAATAGTTGTTGTTCCATCAGGAACGATTGTACTGATATATCCTGCTTCTAATGCAGCTTTAGATATACCTGTTTCAAAAGCAACAGCATAGCTGTCTACATTTGAGTATAAGTCAAATGTAGGACCAGTGTCCACTCCTGCCAAAGTTAATGTTATTGATACTGTTATCATTTGGTTTAGTATTAAGGAGTACAATTACTAACTAATGTACAGAATTGTACAGCTAGTGTAGGATTATTAGCAATAGCATTAATAATCTCACTTGCTAAACTTTCTGCATCTAGAGCATTATCTAACTTCTGTAAAACAGTGTTTAAGGGATCTTTAGTATTAACTCCTGAGTTTGGAAGATTAGGACCATAGTATACCACATTAGCTGTATCAATAATACATGGGCCACATCCACAGTTTCCTGAGGGATGATAGTATGCTTCATAACAAGGAGTTCCTGGTAAACAGTTCATGAGTATAGATATTAAGCAGATGTGATAACTTGCCAAGCAGATCCTGTATATACATTAAGCTTAGAAGTTGTTGTATTGAAAATAATTAAGCCAGGTGCAGGAGAAACCATTGCATCTCTCTGTCCTGTAGTCATGTTCTTAGCAGCAAGTCCTGGAAGAGATGCTTGATAAGAAGCAATCAAAGTATTAAGATCTGCAAGCTTTACATAGTTAGTATCTACATCTAATGCTAATGCTGCTAAATCTACGTCTGTTGCACAAGCTTTGTTAATGATAGCCTGAACAATAGCATGGGTATCAGAAGATGCTGTAACACCAGATAAACAATCTACAGTGTAGTTAGCATTAAGTGTAGCAATATCAGCAGCTACAGCAGTAACTTGTCCTTGTAAATCACAAGCAGCTTTAACTAATGCTCTGAATAATTCTACAGCAGTAAATACAGATCCTTCAGGAAGATAACTATTGACAAGAGCACAATAGTCTTCAGGAGCAATCGTAATGTCAATACCTGTTCCATCTAGGAATGATACAACATTTGAGATGAGTGCTTCTTCTACAAGTAGTAAACTATCACCACTAGTAATTCCTAATGGGACGCTGTCTAATCCTGTATACTTAACACATTTATCAGATGTGATTTCAACACATCCATTATAGCAATTTGTGCAAGACATTTTTATATTATTTATGAATTAAAACTTTTACTCTACCAGCAATCATCTCAACAGTAAATGGTGCACAATAATCAGGGTTACAAGACTTATAGACTAGTATTTGTTTATAGTGCAACAAGTCAGCAATCACTTGTCCTGGTATATAGTAATTTAAAGAGAATACAATATTGTTATACTGATAGTTAGCTAAGTCAGTTAGCTTACAATCAATATCAGCTAATAACGTAGAGATACTAGCACAATCAATACAGTTAGTAAGTCTTGGTGTTAACATTTTTTTATTTATTTACGGCTGCTGCTTGCTTCTCTTCTTGCTTAACAGTATAGTTACAAGCTGAACAATAGCCATTTGTTAATTGACATCCGCAACCAACTTTCACTTGACATCTTTTGCAATTAGCCATGTTAACGGAAATTATTTATATAGTTATTACCAGAACATCCACAATTATTACTGATGAAGTTGTCTAACATAGTGTTAGCTTGTACATATAACTTATTAGCTGTATCCACAGCACAGTTGTTAGCAGCAGCAATAGATCCTTGGATCATATACCAAATACTATTCAATTGTACTTTTGATTGTGTTTTAATAGCTAAGTCACATTCCATCATATCAAGTTTCATGAAAGCATTATCAAACTTTTCCTGAATCTGTTCTACACGCATGATGGTCTTATTAACATAGTTCTCGTATGCAGGAGCAACACTATATGTTAAGTAATATACACCATCAGGAAGGGGTACTGTTGGAGATCCTACAGGAGTTAATTCTAATGTAGTAGAGTTAAAGACATTGAAATCATTAACAGTGAAAGGCAATGTAACTGGTAAGAAACCAGGCATTGTGATTTCAATACTAGGAGAACTCACTACAGGAGGATCAGTAGGATATGTTGATATGTCAGCAATACCTAACGTAAAAGTGTTGTAAGTATTGATTACTAATATATCTAGATTTAAAGTTGGCATATCGTTATAAAATAATAATGCCAGAGGACTTGAGATAATCCTCTCACCCTCTGGCATAGGTTATATGATTCTGTTTACCTTCTGATTAAGGAATCAACGTTGTTGTAGTTGAAGTAGAAGGCCAGATAGTAGTTGTAGTACTTGTTGTAGAAGTAATTGGACCACTTTCATTTGCTGGAGTTCCTAACGCTGCAGCTAAAACAGTTTGAATACCTGCTGATACAGCTTGTGGAGCAGCAATGATCACTGTTGAATCTTCTTCGATATAATCACCCCACTGATAAGCTGACTTATCTAAAGTGTTAAACTTGATGTAATATGTATCATAAGTAGTACCATCAGTTACCCAAGACTCAAAGTTCTCGTTGTATCCAACCATACGATATAAGTGCTTCAAGTAACCAGCTTGGTAGCTATAGAAGTTCTTCTCTAATTGCTTGATCTCATCTGAAGTACCAGACACATAAGAAGAACGTTGAGTTACATAAGCATCAGCAACCATGTTACAAGAATCTGCTACGATAAAGTCAGCAGTTGTAGCAGGACCAGCATACACGAATGTACGGAAATAGAAACGATCATACTCCCAAGGGAATGCAGCAACGTCACAAGGTTGTCCATAAGCAGTTAATGGCTTACCAGTAATACGTAAGATTGCGTTTTGATCATCACCAATACGTTGGAATTGATAGAACTGAGTGAAGTAGATGTTATCAGGGTTGTTACCTGGAGCATGCTCTTCAAACTTCAAAATGAATTCATCAATTAATGCAGGAACATCAACATCAGCACAAGGATCTCCACCACAAGCTAAACATTGTCCTTTAACAGTTACAGAACGAGTCCAACCATTGAAGTATAATGTTTGTAAGTAAGAAGAGAAACCACGCAATGTGATTGTTACATCAGTACCTGGAGTCACTGTAAAGTTAGTGATGTCAGTTACTTGATTAGCAGGCACTGGATTACCAGTTACTTTGTACCACTCAGTTACGTTAGAACCAGTTGAAGAGATCTTGTCAGAACGCTTAGAACCTTGTAAGTAAGTGTTTGTACGACCTTGTGCAGCATAGAAATAAGGTTTTCCAGTAATGTTACCAACTGTAGCTACAGAGTAATCACTACGGAAGATACCAAATTGACCAGCAGTTAAGTCTTCTGTAGATCCAGAGATAGGTAATGAGTTACCCACTGGAACTACAAACAGGGTGGTTAATGAGAAATCAGCCATTTGTATATATTAATTAAATTGTTTACTTATTCATTTGTCTTGATTCTGTAAATCGAGC